TTGGCGCAAGGTGTTGCGCTGTCAAGTTTTGTTTTGCGGGGGGTGCCATACCCGGCCCTATCCCGATTTAAATTTTACCAAATATCTATAGGGTACCTTGTAAAACATAGGCGAAAAAAAACCCGGCGCTTGCCGGGTTGTAGTTTTGTTTTTGTTATCGCCTAATGAGTTAAAAACACAACAGGCTTTGAAGCTTGCCAGCATAAACCACAAGCGCCGCAATCTGATACGAGTGTCTCTTCATCTTTTTTCGCAAGCTTGCCAGTCTCTTTGCTAATTTGCGTAGGACATACAAAAGCTTGTTTATCGTCTAGCAATTGCAACGCACGATCATCATCTGCTGATAGTGCTGCAAATTCATCTGCATATGATCCGCTAAAACGTACCGCAAAACGGATACCGCAAGCCATGCGAAGTGATAAAATAGCTTGACCGATTGCGCGCTCATTTGAATCTATAGCGTCAAATTGGTTAGCCGTGTATCCGTAGATATGTAAAGCAGGGAACATACCAAGCCATTTAGCCCATTGTGCCACATATGCAACGGAATAAAAATCGCCTAACACATGCAAACGGACTAAAAAGCCTTTCGGATGCTTGGCTTGATAAAATGCCAAGTCTGATTCTATTTGCTCAATGAGTGATTCATCAGCTTGATAGCGTGTAGCGTTCATCATGTTATTGCCGTAACAATCAGCATAATGAATGCAAGATAACGGGCATGTGGCGCGTTCTTCTAGCGTTAAGGTAAGAATAGGAAAGCCTTTAAGCTTACCGCGTGTCACTTTTTTGCCAAGCTTTACGTTTGTACTTTTCTTAATGGCACGCTCTGATTTTGCCATGCCATCTGATACGGATTTGACACGCAAGTTATGATAGACAGACTTGCCAGCTAAAACAGCCATTTCAGTTTTGCTTAATGGTTTCATGATATTGCCCTTCAATATAACTAAACATACTTATTTATATCGCAATCATTGCATAATAGCAAGCATAAGATGCAATTTATTTTGATTTTTTTTCGCTCAAAAAAACCAAAATGTGGTTAAAACCAAAATGTAAAATCCAAATGGTGGGGCAGCAAAAGGCCAGACCCCGAAGCCCGAAGACCCCGAAGCCCGACCCCGATCCCGATTAAAAACCCGAATCCCGATTAATTATTTTTATGCTGCATTCCTCCCATATTTCTCCTTCATCTGAGTATGCGTAAGCTCGTCAATCAGAACCCACTCATCACGCATGTGCCAAATCTCTACCCACAAGTCTCTGTGATTCGGCTGATACGAAATCACATAGTAGTAATCACACCACTCATGATCATCCACCAACTCATTCCGATCCTTATAGTAGTTACGAATCAAGCGAACGCCGCCACCTTTGCGATCCTTGTTCGCCGCAACAAACGCCGCAGCAAATTCGTCAGCCTCAAACCGTGGGAACGCCCACGCATATGCCTTGGCCTCTTCAATGAAATCAGCCGCACCCTGCGGGTAACCATCATAATGCTTATAGACGGCAACCTCTTCATGCTCGTCCTCAAAAATGTAAATCGCTCTAGTTCCCATTTTTATGCCCTCCTGTTTAACTTACTCATTATATATAGCAATCATTGCAACACTAGTCAACAACAAAAAGCACAAAAAATTAAAAAAAATAAAAAGCCCCAGCAGCTTCAGGCGGCTACTGGGGCAGTTCTCTAAGGGAGGAGGCTTCAGGATGACCCCGAACCCGATCAGATGTCAAGCCCGAACCCCGAAAAAGCCCGATCCCGAAGCCCCGATCCCGATTCAGACCCCCTAAAGCCCGAAGGTCAGCGTCTCCTACCCCCGCACGGAGTGATTAATGGGAAAAAATGGGCTATGCGTTATCTTCTACTATATCTTGTGGCTTATGTTCGATTATGTCCATATCTGGCGTTACATTCCTCATTCTGGACTCAGCCAATCGCTTATATTCAGCCAATTTGTTCGCAATATCCTGCTTTGTGTTCGCCGTGATCTCCTCTTTTACAACATGCTGTTTATTAATTAGTAGTCCGGCAGCTTTTAAACGTAGCTCTTCAGCCCTCAAAGCATCACTAAATTTGCCCATCTCCCAAGCCTGATCCCTGATCTTTTTTAGGTCACGAATAGACTTGTCGATTGTTACGCCAAATCTGGCCTGTGTCTCCAGTCTCATCTCTTGCAGGCGTTCAGCTACCACTGGGTTACGCAAAAGCCGTACAGCCTGCACTGTGGGGTTTTTATACCCTGCTTGCCTAGCTGCCTCTGTCTGCGTCATATCCTTATGCAAATACATATCCAGAAACTGTTGTTGCTGCGGGGTCAATCTTTTATGACCTGCCAACCTTTGTTCCTTTGGTAAATCTTCACCGACATTTGGCATAAAGCCCTCCGATCATTCACGCTACAGGGTATAGGTTACTAATACCTATACCCCTATATATAGGGGAGAAAAATGGTAAGTACCAAGTTTGAATGTTTTCAATAACTTACAACCCAATTTTTACTTACTTGTTGCTATCATTGCAACTAGTAAGTGGTAAGTAGCAAACCATTGAAAACAATACACAAAACAAGGTTACTAGTGGTTTACTTACCAATTGGTAAGTTGGTAATGCAAACCAGAACATAACAAGAACTCCCTATTTTCCATGCCATGTTAGATACGCACCAGCACCAATCATGCCAGTAGCAATCATCAGTGATCCGATATGTAACCAGAACAATTCAAAGCTATGCGGCATAGGTTCGATTGATGCCAGGACGATAACTAGTATGAACCCTATGCCAGACAAGTAATTACCCGTTTTAAATCCCATTGTGATCTCCTTACTAGGTTTGCTTTTTTCACAAAGAGTTGGTTCAACCCAAACCCTGTTACCATTTTGCATACGAAAATGTCCTCGTCTTTGATATGTTGTCATCTTTTTGCCTCCCAGCTTTCACCTGTATCTGTATCGGTAATGTCAAACCATTGCCTAGTATAATGCGTTTTTCCTGATCTGCTGGTGCCTTTATCAACATAGTTAAACTTTACTTCATAACGACCATTCTGCCCTTGCTCCCAACAAGGCTTATCTCTGTTATCATACCCACCATAATAAGGCATACCAAGCAAGGCTTGCACAAAGTTAAAGCTATGCAACTCCTCTATCGTTGCATCATGTGGATTTGCTCTAACATGTCTGACCCTATCCCAGTACTCCGTTATCTTGCGCTCTCTCGTTGCCTTACGTTTTTCAGCAGCCGCTTTATTCTTTCGCTTTTTTTCTTGCTCATGCTCATAGATAGCAACGGCATCATCAGCGTTTCTAACCCCAGCGGCAATGTCACAAGTAGGGCAATCAGGATAAAAAACGTCATCATATGTGTGAATGATTGAATACCCTTGCTTTGTGGGATGTGGTGACTTTTTGCCGTTTGGCACTTTATCTGACTGATAACCAGTATTTTGATAGTAACCGTGAAAAGTCGTTCCACAAAACTCGCAGCCCAAATGCCGCCGCTTTTCGTAGATTGGCTTCAACATGTTATCTTTCACTTGTTGCAACGCTTCAAATCCGCTCATCACTTGCCCTCTAGTTTGTAATCATGGACAATCGTACCCAACTCTGGGTTGCCAACCTTCATCTCACCAATCCACACACGCTTCTTAATCCTGCCAAACTTGTCCTTCAATGTGCGCCAATGTCCACGCCGCCAATGCTCCTTCTTTGGGCTACCATGCCCTGTGAACATCTGTTCATAGATGCGCTTACCACGCGGCTTTGGTAACTGAATAGTCACCACCTTATATTCATTCTTTGGAACCACACGCCCAAATCGAACATGGTCAACCTTTTTGGGCGGCGTTGTTGTTTCATGCACAACAAGGTCATAGTTAAGCAAACCTAACAACGCGATTAAAAAGCGACCATCACCAGCTTGTGACGCTAATGATCTGGCTTTTAATTCTGCCATTTCTTTGGCTGTCCAACCTTGTGCAAAATTTTGTTGCGAAACCAACCAATGCATAGACGCGCTTTGCATTTGTGCGAAAGAGCCAATCAAAACAGACATTTCAAAATCTTCTTTTGACAGCGGAGTATCTGAGTCAGTGTATTTGAGTTTGTTCTCAGACATACGCCAGTGCATATCTCTATACCAAGACCCTATCAAAGCCGTGCCTGTCATTGCAATATCTGCCAAAAACGCCTGATGATCTTGATTTGGATCATCGTTAGATATAATCCCATCGTTTGACATATGAAACGCTATCGGCGGTGCATACACCCTCTTTTCATCATGAGTGGTGAAATAATTCGTATACATAAATTTGTCGTTGATCATTTGAATATGATAGCCAATATGATTCAATCCCTCTTCGCTACTAGCATCAATGTCTAACTTATTCATCTCACGGATAACAATGTCTCTACGAAAATTCTCATCCCACTCAATCCAAAGATTGTTAAATGGTGGTATGCCACGCTGTAACATCTCAAGCAGATGCTTTGGCCTAGCCATAGATGCGAGAAAAGCATGCTCTACAAGACTATTACTGACCACGAACTTTTGCGCCGTAGCGATTTGAGATTGCACGTTGCGCCTCATGGCTTCAGCATACTTACCGCCCTTATATCCAATAAGACCTCTCTTTGGCTCTGCAAGAGCCGCTAACAGGGTATTAGACAGGGTAGGTCCGTTATCCTCCCAGTAACGAACCCCTTGGCTATCCCTGCCTAATTTGCGTTTTTTCATGTCATCAGCCATACGCTCAACGCCATCCCAGCTTAGATCTGAACGCTCAACATTATCCCAGCTTAGATCTGAAACATATCCAGTTGAAAGATCGTGATGATTAATATCAAGTGGTATGCCTTTTCCCATGTGCTTTGAGCGTTCATGTTCATTCTTTTTGAGATACCTGTTCATGCTCATCCTAGTGCCATGTTGTCCACTGCGTCCTTTCTTTTTAGCCATTGGACGCTCTCCTATAATGATAATAGAAAGGCTCACGGAATGAATAATACTCCCAATCTGTTGGCTTATACTTTTTCAGAACAGCATTTATAATTCTATAAACATCATCTGTTGTTTCAAAATACTTGCCGCCAAACCCATCATTCTTTGGCTGTATGTCATTTAAGATCAAAGCATCGTGAATAATCTTACGAAACTTTGGTGTCATATCTCGCATGGTATGCTTAACTTCATGATCCCAAAAATAAGCTATTCCCATGTAGCTATTCGTTCCTACGAAAGACTCATCCAGCTTTTTTAACTTAGAATAACCATCGCTGCCGCATGTCATTGCCACTGATAATGTGTAGCAATTCTTTTCATATTTTGGCATTTTCATTGTTCCACCCTCAATCTTGCCTTGATTAACATTGACTGTGCTTCTTGCAATCCACCAGCCGCACCAAGTAACAACTCAGCTTCAGCTTCGGTGGCATCGCTTGTAACTAAATCATGCACGGCGTTAATCGTCTGATTAAGCAGCGCCTGTACCTCCAAATAATCTGTTGATCTACTCATTTTTACCCTCCAGTGATAGTGCCTGATAACAGATATAAGAAGTGATTGCATACTTGTCAACAAAAAAAAGGGGCTTTCGCCCCTTTTAATTAATTTTTTATTAAATCTCCCATGGCAACTTTAACTTCCTGATGTAATGTTGACACCCTGCTTTTATTTTCTTCTACCACGTCTATACATTGATTAATAGCGTCTGCATGTTCATCAAAAGCCCATATGCGATCTTGATATAATTGATTCAAAGCATCATTATGGATTTTCTTATTGGCAATAAGCCCATCAAGAATTTTATCACGGACAATTTCAATATCAGTGAGATGAAACTGATTCCGCATAAATCTATGATAAGACTTTAAATACACATCATCTTCTTCGTCTAATTGATGCGGCATTACCTTTGCTTGATGTGCGGCATTTTCAATAAACTTTCTGAGCATATAGCCGTCTTTCATAACATCTAAACCATCTGCTGCTGGCTCTGGATATTGTGGAATGCGTAACATTGTGTCTGTTGCTGGCTGTACTAATTCAAGCATTGTTTTATCTTTCTGGCCTATGGCCTTTGTTGTTTATCACTTATTAATATCACAACATTTATTGTTATAATGTTTTTGTCCCAATAAACCTTGTTGATTATTTAACAATATCATAACAATTTTTATTATTGACGTTCCGGGAAGAAAAAAAATAAAAAAAAGTAAAGGGGCTTATGCCCCTTCACGAATCCTATCCCAGTATAGATTAGGATTTCCCAAAGCCTCTGGGCAGTGCTTTTTCAAAAAAGCTTTCGCTTGTTTAATACAATCACGATAAAACTTTTTATCATCTGGATTGTCACTGTAATGACCTTGCTCCCAATACAAGGTTCCTGAGTCGTGAAACAAAGCCCATTTATATAGAGCCTCTTTTATAATCCACTCATCAGGAGCGGTTTCTACACTTTCAATACAGCCATCGACCATATCAATGTGTTCAAGTTGATACATCAACTCATCAAACTTATAAGCATCATTAACGATGCTGCGGGAGTTATTAGCCATGAGAACCTCCTATGGCGAGTGAAAAAAACTTAATCTCTTCATCTTATAAATACATTATATAGCAATGTTTGCATAAAGTCAAGCACAAAAATATCACACTATTTCATTTAAATGATGATCAGTCCAAATATGTGTGACTTGTTTAGACACTGTGCCATGTTGATCAATGTCATCTGGCACGTTGTCGGCAAAGGCATCATCTGGGATATTTGCATTGGCTGTATCCCAAGCCAGCTTATTAGATTGAATCCAGTCTCTATAGTTTCTATCCATGTTTGCCATGGATGCTTTACCACGCCTACTGCCATCAGAGACGTTCTCTAAAATCTTACATTCATAACTTGTTCGATTTTTATCACTCATCTTCACACTCTGCCGCGCAAGCTAAATAACCGCAACCGTCAATATAATTGTCCTCATGCTTCACGTTACTTTTAATACGAGCAATTTTCAACAAACTCATCATCACGCCAACATCGCCCGGAGTAATATCGACCCCTAGATGCAGTGACCAATAACTGGCAATCGTCCTAAAATTGTCCTCCATAGCTCCGTGGTCTGCTGCCCGGTCTTTCGTCACATATTGTTTAGCTGTCTCCAGCACCTCTGCCCTTTTCATTATCTGCCCTCTCTCCCTGACAACAATCTGATATAACCATTTTACATACCGAACATTGGTAATGCCCATGCACCTCAACTGGTGGCATGGCTGTGTGACATCTAGGACACAAACCATCTGCAACCAAACGAGCTAAACTGCCATCACCGTTCTTGATCATACATTATCCCTACCAGTAACTGCTTCATACTCACCACGACTCATTGGACCTTCAACTGATCCAAGCCATATCCTGCCACCTGTAGCGGTCAATTGAAACTTATCTATGCGGCCCTCTTGTTGCAGATCCCGAACATATCGCTCCAATGTATGCTTGCTAACACCGCGCAATACTTCTGGTGCGTCAGCATCCTCAGATCTTTTGTGAACACCGTTGTTACCGCTCATATGTGTGAGAGCAACACCATTGTTCTCACATTCGATTATCCAATCATACATAGCGGTTAACTTCATTTCTAACGCTGTGCCTGTATTCATTGCCGCTATCTCATCAGTGCGGTCATTAAGCAAACCTGTTAGCGGATCCCGAACAAAATGCCGAACATTTCTACTAGCTGGTCCGTTAGATTTAACCACAGCGCCATCAAAGCAACTGTTACGCTGGTATGGCATACCCAACCGTTCACATGTTTTCTTGCCACGAGCCGTATCAACCTGCCACATAGCAAACGATGACCTCACACCATCAACCAAGGCTGTTGTACCCCTGATCAAGTTACGAGCTTGCTCTGGTGTTTTAACCACAGCATCGTCCTTTATCTTTGTCATATGATGACAAACCAACACAGATGCACCTGTTTCTGTAGCCATACGAGCCAGCAGACCTGTCAAAGCAGCGCCAGCCGCAGGATCGGCGTTAACATCGGCATGTACAAAGGATGCCAGTGGATCAAACACAATCAACTTCAGATTGCTGATTTGTAATATTTGTTCGTATATCTTCTCAAATTCTTCTGTTGTACCAAACTCACCGCCCGACTCATTCATAACGGCAAACACACCTCCCACATTTGGCAGTGATACAATCTTTAAATCATGTGCATATCCACGCCGCTCCTCAAAAGGATCAAGCCGCTCAACTCGTCTGTGCATCTCAGCTTCATCATCTTCAGCAGTAAATATGACCACGTTACCGAACTCTTTAACCAGACCTCCGAAAGCATTTGTCATAGGCTTACCTGATGCGATCTTCATGCCCATATCCAATGTCATCATGCCCTTACCAGCATCACCTGCTGCGGCAAACAGGATCGGAACACCAAGTGGAAACGTACCATCAATTAAGAACTTTTGCTCTGGTGCAGCCCCGGCAAATCGACTTACCAAAAACGAGTCATCCAGCAGATTAATATTTGTTCTGGTTATCTTGGCTTTGGTATGTACAAACTCTTCAATGTTAAAGCCCTCTGACAGAGCGTCAGCGGCATCCCAGCCTTCAGGCTTGCCCATAGGCGGCGTTAGCATTGTTACAGACCTAGCGCCAGCAGCAAGAGCCAAGTCCTGAATAAGATCAGCCAGCTTCTTACCGCCTGTGTCATTATCAGGCCACAGGATTAACTCTTTGCCTTGCAGTGGAGAAAAATCAAACTGTGGTGCAGTCTTCTTGGTTAGCGCACCAGCCCCACCAATTGTACATGTTGCAGTGTATCCAGCACGATTAAGAGCATCAGCACACTTCTCACCCTCAACCCATACGACACGATCAGATGCCAGTATGTTAGGTATATTGTACAGTGGTCTTATGTCAGGAAACTTGGAGTACGGAGAGCCTTCGACAAACGGACGAAACTCTTTCTTTGGCTTACCCTTGGTGTTCAGCATGGGATTGCCAGCAATGTCTTTTACATTGTATCTGCGAACTGTAACAAGCACCTCACCGTCTGCGTTAGTGTATACATACTCTGCGTCATATGGTGAGTTAGCGTTATATTGTGGACGTATGGGGTTTTCGATTGGTGCATTATCACGAACAATTTCAGGCCCAGTATTTTCAAGGTAATCAGAGAACATATCTTTTATCTCTGACATGTTCATGCCTCTGGCTTCCATCAATATCTTGACTATGCCCCCGATACCAATGCCACCATTGAAATCCTGCCCCTGCATGAAATGCGGAGACATTGTATCAATATTTATTTTCAGTGATTGACCTGGATCACCAAGCACAGAACCTATGTAAAATGTCTTGCCATGTATGCGGCCAGCAGGGAATGTGCTTTGCAGAATACGAATTTGTTCGCCTTTTGGGACTCGGCGAGATATTTCTTCGACTATATTATTACTAGATGTAGTATTGCCAAACCTTACCACACTCATTATATTGTACCTCGTCAAGCATATTGTTTTTAACTAGGGGCGGCTCATACCGCCCCTTCTTTTTATGAACGAGGGTGAGATTGCAGAGATTTGGGAACTTCCAACTCAAACTTCACTCACCCTCTCTTGCTTGCCTCGACCCACCTGAACTGGCAGTGTGGAAGGATCAAGCAATTTTAGACCAGCAAGTATTGCGAAACTCACAATATTTGCAAATAAAATAATCATCATTCTGTGCAACACGCGGTAGCATTTCGTTTGCCTTTGTTGCTTTGATAATATTCACAGCTTTATCACTTGTAGCTTGCGCCAACTCTGCGTTGAACGGCATAAGTTCTATGTATATTTCGCTAGTGTTTTTGTTTAACACCGTAAAGACACAAGGGTTTTCAGTAAGCTCCATGTATGCCTGATACAATGCAACTTGCGCTGCATACACTGGATTGGCTTCTGCTACACCTTTACGAACAAATTCATTAAACTTTCTTTCAGACGCTGACTTACATTCCCATAGCATGGGATATCTCATGTGCAGTGGACCACTACATATAACCCCATCAATATGGCCTTTGACCTCACCGTTGGCAGTTTCAAAACCAAATTGCTCACCACCTTTTTCTGTTCGCAGATCAAAGCCAGCATCACGAAAATACATAATCATCATATCTTCGATGACATGTCCGAGTCCGAATATCCGTAAAGTTTGTGCAGGAAATTCTTTACCCTCATCAACCTCTTGGTTCATGTAACGGTATTGGAGCTTGCGTGAACATGGATCGCCAAGAGAAGATGCGCCAAGATATTTACGCTTTGGCTGCTTACGTCCCTTTTCTACGATACCACGGTCAAGTTCTTTGATTATGTTTTGTGCATCAGAATGGGATGTCTGATTCTGTGAGGCCGATTCTGCCGCCTCCGTATCTGAAGTAAATTTCTGTAAGGTTTGTGCTAGAGTATTCATCATCAAGCCCCTCTGATATTCTCTTTAGGATTAGTGCTATAGCCAACACTTCCTCCTCGTTCAAATCACACAATCGCTTTTCCCATCCAATAGTAGAGAACAACTCTCCTACTTGTTTTAAAGAACTGCGGCTCATGCGCTTTTCTTTTCTGACACTACATCATTAACCAAGCTATCAATGAATGCCTTATTCCAAACATAATTCAACATACAAGCGGCTCTGTATTTCGTCCATGAAAAATCAATAGGACTGACAATAACACCGTGCTTGTTTAACAGTTCACGTTGCTTTGGACTCACGGCATCATTAAGCCAACGCTTTGTTTTCTTTGCGCTGTCTCCAGTTTCGTTCTGTCTCATAAAATCATCAGCAGCCGCCGTTACCTGTCTCTTTGTACCAATGCTTATTACCCGCGTTTTGCCTTCTTTCTTTTTCACAACAGCGATACATAAACCATCAACATTAGCGATCAATGCAAAACCATTGAACCCAGATGCAGACAGACAAACACCATTACCAAATAAATCCACCCATCTGAATGGAGAACGCTCTGTAAGATCAACCTCTGTAAGAACAAAGTCTTCTAATACCTCTGGCTCCATGCGCTCCATCTCATGTCCACACATAGGACACTCTCTTGCGTTAAGAGGCATTTCGCCCCCACAGTTGGAGCAGACTTTCATTGGCGCTTCACCGTCACCAGCTTTTTCCTGACCGTCAAGGTTAACAGCGTCATCAAGTGATCCATGCGTTAATACGGATGTGCCAAAGTCCATCACAATGCAGTCAGACTTTATGATGCCAGGGTATTCTTCCTGATCGACTGTACGCAGACCGCGACCAATCATTTGCACCATTGTTGCTTTGTATGAGCATGGGCGAGTTAACACGATGCAGGACACAGGCGGAGCATCAAAGCCCTCAGTCAACACAGCTACGTTGACAACGACCTGAACATATCCAGTGCTTAGATCATGTAAGATTTGTTCGCGTTCATCCTTAGGTGTGTCACCTGTGACCGTTGCGGCATCAATACCATGTGCTACAAACTCCTCACATAAATCTTCGGCGTGCTGCACCGTTGAACAGAACACAATGGTTTGGCGATCATCAGCCTTATCATACCATTCTTCAACAACACGCTTATTGATAGCACGGCGATTCATAATCCGCTCTACCTGAGCCATGTCAAAGTCTGATATGGTTTTACGCACTTGGCTCAACTCTGTTCGTACACCAACATCAATCACATATGTTTTTGGTGGAACGAGGAACCCTTCACGAATTAATGTGGATATTTCTATCTGGTGGCTACAATTGGTAAATATGTCCCGTAAGCCCTTCTTGTCACCACGGTTGGGGGTAGCGGTAAAGCCAACGATTTGAACCCCCTCATTGGCCTCCTTTGCGGC